TGAACTTCAAAAGATGCTTTCTTGCTGGCACCTTTGTGTGGTTTGTAGCCTGTTGATGGATTTTTCATAAGCTTGTAGCTGTTTCCTGATTTCATCCAATGAAAACCTTTAGGTGCTTCAACTGATTTTTTAGCCATTTCAATCTACCACTTTAATGTTTTTGCGTACAAGTTGTTTTCTTGCTTCATCTAAACTTATTTCACCTGTAAGTAATCTTCTAGCAGTATCTGGATCAAGCTCTGGAATTCCAGTTGCTCTTGTAAAGTCAGGCTTGTGTCCTCGTATTGTTGTCTCCGCAGGTATTCTTGTTCCTGTTGGTATATGCATCATATCAACAGAAGACATAAACATTTGACTTTTTGAATCTGGAGGTGCTGATTTAGTAAAATCATATTTACCATCTTCTAGTACATAAGGAAGGTCTGGAGAGCTTTTAGTGCCAAATTGTTTTTTCAGCAAATCAATGTCTAATTCTCCTAAAACACCTATTGCTCTTCCTAAAAGATCTACTACTGTTTTATCTTTCCAACCCATTATTTACCTCTTGAAGCATAAATAGCTTTGCCTTGTTTTTTGGCTTTGGCTTTTGATTTGTAAGTCTTGCCAGACTTGCCCCATTTGTAACCACCTTTTACTTTACGAATAGGCATTACCCACCAAGCAATTTATTCATCATGGAGTGAACATCGTCTCCTGAACCGACTTTCATCACTTTAACTTTGACGTCACTTTCTTCAGGCATCATTTCTTCTTCCATCATTTCTTCTTCCTCGCCAGCACCATATTCGCTTTGATGGCAAAGCAATAAAAAGTTTACGAGTTGATCATCAGTCATATCCAATCCATCAGCATTATGAGCAAACCCCATCTTCTCTTCAAAGAGGCTTGCATTCTCTTCCATATTTTCTACATTTACTTCAGCCATTTTATTCTCCTGTTTTTGAATTAATATTCCATCTTGGGTTATCTATGTCTGCCATCCCAGTTTCAAAATCTTGAACTAAAATTCCAGAATTTCTCGCTCCCATTACTTCTCTCTCAGTCATCTCAACTGGTCTGCCATCAACGAAATATGTTTTGGTTTCGCCACCACTCATCAACCCTTTAAGTGCACCACTGATCTTTTGTAAAATAGCCATAATGCCAGAAGACTCGGCTTCAGTTAGCGCACCACCAGCCATAACTTTTTGCTTGGACATTTCTAAGCCATCAACAACATCTTTAGTTCCTTCAGGATCCAGTTGCATAAGACCCATCTGGGCACTTTCAATCATCTGAGTTTCAGGGTTTGCTACAATCTCACCACTTGCTCTAGCAGCACCCATTTGAGATGGCGTCATTTGCTCGATTCTATCATCCACTTGATAACTATATTCCATCTCTCCTTCACGGACAGCTGAGTTAGGGTCTAAAAGTCTGTTCATTTGATTAATTTGGTCTGCCATTTATTCTCCTATTATAAAAGACTTGGGTCTAAAAGATTCCCTTCAGCATCATAATAAAGTGTCGAGCCATCCTCTTGCTCAACAGAATTTACAATTTGTGAAGATTGCATTGGAGTAACTCCAAAACGAGTATAAGGACTGCCAGCGAAACGATCCCAAATTCCACCTCTCGCTCCTGCTGAGAAAGGTGGCTGATGAGTTGTTACCAGCGACGTAGTTGTATTTTTTCCTTCTGGTTTGGGATCAATTGGAATACGAGGGCCAAAACCAAGAACAGCAAAATGATCAGGGTCTTGCATGAAAGGAGGAATATATGTGTCTTCTGTTATTGGCCCTGTTCCAATTTCAACTCCACCAATTGTTGAGCTGTCAGGGTCGCCACCTAAATATGTAATCTCGTCAGCATCTAAACCTCCAGGAGTGTAAGGCATTGTATCTGCATCTAAAGGATTTACAACGCCATCATCAGTTTGGTAAGGGAGTCCTGTATTTGGATTAATCCTTCCAACTAAAAAGCGATCCTCTAAATAACCTGTTCCCCACTGGTCAATGTAATCTTGAACCTGATCATCTCCTTCAATAATCTTTGCTCCTAAATTTGCCAATTCATTATTTAATTTCTCTTTTGCTTCCATGAAAGGAGGATCGCCTTCTGAAAATCCTTGGCTTACCAAAGTATCAAGATCGGATTGCAACTCTTGTATTGTTGGTTCATGCTTTTGGGAATATAATGCGTCTGCTGCATTTGCTTCTGCTTGTGTAGCATATTCATCGCCAAACATATCATAATACTTTTCTTCAGGCAAATCAGAACTATATTCAGCTCCTCTCCAAAAGAATGTTCTCTGGCCAGCAGATCGTGCTGCTGCATATGCTTGATCAAAAGTCATGCCTGTATCTGGATCAGATTTTGGATCAGTTTTTGGTTGGTCTACAACAGGCTTGTTAGTTGTAGTATCCATTAATACACCATCAACATATTCTTTATCATCATATGGAGTTAATATGTTGGCTGTTCCTTGATAAACGTCAGTCATAACCTCAACTGCAGCATTGCCAACATCAGAAACAAAATCAACTGTAGAAGTGACAACACTACTTACAACATTGCCGATTCCTGATACAATACTTTCGAATAATCCAGGTTCTTCTTCAGGCTCTGGTTTTGGGGGGTCTGGTTTTGGGGGGTCTGGTTTTTTTGGAGGTTTATTGGTGGTATTACTAGAACTAGAACTAGAACTAGAACTAGAAGAGCTACCACCACCTCCAGTAAACAAAGATTTGAAACCACTTACAGCTGACGAGATTAAATCATCCAAATACCCATATTGAGGGATTCCTCCAGGACCAGGAGTGCCCATTCCACCTAAACTTTTAAGCAATTCAGCTTCGTCTGGGCGAATGTAACTTAATTGGTGAGGTTGCCCATTGATCATTGTTTTGCTAGGGATCGAACTTAAAGCTCCGTATTTTCTCATCTTTGTACCCTCATTGCTTCAGCGACATTACTTAGAGCACCCATGTCTCCTTGACCCAATCTTCTTTTTATTTCTTCAACTTTGTTAATTAAATATCTTGTCATTTCATCACCACCTTGAGGCATTTGAGGTTGTTGAGGCTGTTGCTGGGGAGCAACATTCCCGAATGCTCCAGGATTAATTGGGCGAATTGAAGCCAGAATATCATTCACCTTTTATCGCCTCCATTTGCATATCAGCCATATTCTTTTCTCTTTCCATCTGAATTTTAGATGCATTCTTTTCTCGCTCTAATTGCAATTCAGCTTCAAGTTTTGTTATTTTTGCCTGTAAGTCTGCCTGAGCTTTTGCTGCTTCTATTTGCATATCTTGCTGTGCTTCAGCTTGTTTAATTTGGATTTGGGACTGTGCTTTAGCTTGGTCTGCAGAGATTTGGGCTTGCGTCCTAGCTTTGAGTGCTTCAGTTTCAAGTTGAGCGAGTTGTTGTGCATATTGTAATGGGTTCTGTTGTTGTTGACCTTGCTGTTGTGCAGTTATTGCTGTAATTTGTTGCATCTGTGGAGCTTGTTGAACAACCTGAGCAGCACGTTGACTAATTAGATTATCCAATTGAGGATCAATATCTTTGGCTTCATAATCTTCAGATTTGAAATCTGGTATCGGTGGCATCGGCACTCCGATTCCTGCTTCCATTCTTGTCCTATATAATAATGCAACATGCTCAGCAATATGGGCAATAAGAACTGGTTGCATAGCTTTTGCTCCAGGATTTCCTGCGAGTGATGGATCTTGAATAAACTGCATGTGAACTGATATATGAGAATCGTGATCTTGCTCAGGATAAGCTTTAATTGGCTTGCCATACATTATCGCCATATTCTCGTCAATCGGATCAAGTCTTGGTGCTTCCTCAGGTTTTTTCAGAATTTCATCTATATTCGGTATTCGTATTGCTTCATACATACGTTTGTAAGCTTCGTACATATCATGCATCTCAGGTGCTGACTGAGCCATTTGTAAAACTGATTGTGCTTGAGCTATCCTCTGAGCAGTAGAAAAAATGTTGGGGTCACTGACGGGGAGAACATCAATGCGTTCATTAAAATCAGCAGCAAAAATTTCTGAACTGCCTCCTATTAATGAAAATGTAAATTCTTCAGGTAAATATTCAGCGTTCAGAGAGGCGATCAGTTTGAACTCTTCACCTTGAGAATAATGCAACCTTTTGTGTATCGCTGAGAATGATTTGCTTCCTTGTTCTATTAAAGCAACTGTTGATCCCACTGGTGCATTTGGATTTACATCCCCAACATTTAAGTCAGCAGTGCTAGCGAAACGCTGACCTGCATCAACTATGAATCCTAATAAATTAAATAAAGAACTGCTTGGCTCTTTAAATGGCAAAGGCATTATAGCCTTATTAACATCATCAACAGTTGCATCAAGATCAACAAACTCTCCAGGATTTACCTGCATTTCGCCACCTGATACTCTTCCTCTTAATTTGAAACCACCTTGCATATTAGAAAATGCTGCTGAGTCTAATAAAGCTCGTAAAGATCCAGTTGCTGCTTTGCCCAATCCACCAATAAGGTGATATAAGCCAAAACCATAAAAGCCAAGTCCAGGAAGAAACTTATAAGAAACGAACCACTCTCTCCTCAATTTCTTTTCATCATCCTCTTTCCAATTCCTACGAATGCTAACAACTTTTTCATTATCGTAATCAATCGTAACAACATAAGGTATAGCAATATCAGAATCCTCGTCTTCAAACGATTCATAAACGTGCATCTCAAGAAGAGTTATTACATCATCTTTAGCATCATCCGCATATTGATCAACACCTTCAATCTCACCAACAACATCTCCTGAAGGATCAATGTCGCCACCTTTATCTTCAGTTTTTAAATACCAACCTGCCTCCACATACCGATTGTAATCATTCTTTGGCATTCGGATGACATGAGTGTATCTTGGGGAAGTTTTAAGGTCTTTGCTTTCTGGTGCTACAATAAAATCTTCAGCTTTAACAAATTGTGAACACTGTCGTTCTAAATTACTATCCCACCAAACCTTTTTAAAAGTTTGACCGACTAATGGTAAGTGAAATAACATTTGGTCAAGATCAGGAAAGTATTCAGGCATGTCCTGAGTAATCTGATAATTCATATATTCACGAACTCTGCGAGCCTGCTCTTCAAGCTCTTCACTTGGGTCACCGACAATAACAGCTTTAACAGGGCCACCACTAGGGTAAAGCTCGGCAATTGCTCTAGCATTAAATTGAGTTGCTGCTTCAGCAATCATAGGATGAACGACAGTTGATAATCCACGAACAGCTCGTTCTTCATCAGACTCTTCCATCCCACCATCAGGATCAAGAGTTTCTAAACCTCTTTTGTATCGCTCTTCCCATTCGGAGCGTGATTCTTTATCAGTATTGTAAAAACCCACTAAGTCTGAAGCAGTAGAGTTAAGCTCTTTATCAGACATGTCTTCAGCCAAGTTGGCATCAAAATTACTTTCTGTCTCTTTAATATTATCTAATTCAGGATCACCTATTAAAACTTCATCACCGATAACTTCAACTTGTAAATCGTCAGGAGGCGCACCTTCAGAGAAAGGAATTTGTTCTGCGACTTGCTTTTTAGCCATATAATGTTATCCTTCTTTTTTCCTCATGATCATCATCTTCATAATCTTTAGAGTGAGTAACAAACCAACCTTTTCTTAACCTTAACCAAGCTTGCGTACATGTATCAACTATATCGTCATTATCAGTTGCAGGAAATGCTGCACAAATGTCTATTAAGTTTTTAGCCCATTTTTTGTCAAAAGGAAAGTAAATTCTTCCATCTTCTAATAAAGCCGATGATGCATGGGCACGAGCTTCCTTGTCTCGATCAGGCATATATTCAAGAACTGGGATTCCTGCCATCCTTAAATCTTGTAGTAAAGATTGGCCAGAAGCTTTCTTTTCTATTAAGACTGCATCAGGTTCCCAGTCATTATATGCTTCCTGAGCAAGCTTTCTTAAATCAGGATAACTAACGCGATCATACCACATTTCAAGAACTAAAGCACACATCATTCCTTTTTCTCTAAATACACCCCAAGTTGTCCGAGCTGAATAGGAAGTTTTTTCTTTCGTGCTGAAAGCAGTATCCCAAGACTGAAGAACATACTCAATCTCTGGCAACTCTTTTTTCTCCCATGGCACCCACCATTCAGATTTTAATATTCCTCCACCTTTGGGCATCGGTCTCTGCTGCAGTTGACCTGCTGAGGCATAAGACCCAAGGCTTTTCTCAAGACTGCTAAGAGTTTTATCATCAATCCTCTCTGGCCACAGCAACTCTCCGTCTTCTGTTCGTGGGTCTGTGAAGTTAAGTTTTGATTTCGGTGGAGTTGGATGTCCGACCTCATA